ACAAGTTAGACAATAAAATGGATAAATAATGGATCCACTCACCATCCTCGCAGCACTTGGCCCGCTTGCTGTTGATCTAGGGAAATCCCTAATTGGTCGGTTTATCCAATCCGACGTATACAAGCCCACCAATATTGCTGAATACACCCAGATGCGCAACACCGATCTGGAGATGTTCAAGGCGATGAATAACGTAGGTGGCAATGGCACCACCTACCCGTGGGTTGAGGCGATTGTGCGGCTCATGCGCCCTGGTGTGGCGTCCATTGTGCTAGGCACTTGGGCGTTTATGATGGTGACGGGGCAAGACAGTCCTGCGGTCAACAACTTTGCATCAGCCGTAGGCTTCTATCTGTTCGGCGACCGTACACTCTTTTACGCGCAAAAGAAATGAAAGAAAATTGGGAAAGGTCTTTTGAGCTAATGCTTGGCTCAGAGGGTGGCTTTAGCGACGATCCGCGCGACAACGGCAACAAACTGCCAGACGGGCGCCCAGGCTCCACGATGTTGGGCGTCACCCAATACAACTGGGAAAATTGGACAGGCCACCAAGTCACGCATGAGCAGATGAAGAAGCTCAAGCCCGAAGACGTTAAACCCTTTTACAAGAAGAAGTTCTGGGATGCGTGCCGTTGCAATGATTTGCCAGAAGGCATCGACTATCTTGTGTTTGATTTTGCTGTCAATGCTGGGGTTGGTCGCAGTGCTAAGACTTTGCAAAGTGCTGTTGGTGCGACGCCTGACGGGTCGATCGGACCGTTAACCTTGGCAGCCGTGGCCAAGCAATCTGAAACAGAATTGATTGACAATTTTTCGGCTGCCAAAGTGGACTTCTACGTGGGGCTAAACAACCCGACCTATGAGGACGGATGGCTTAACCGTGTCAAGCATGTGCGGACTGCCGCGCTTGGGATGGCGGAGTCCAACCAAACTTAGCCCACGTTCTAGCCACGTCGGTGGACGCGGCTGGAACGTACACCCACTTAGGATCGTCGATCAGTGGGCAAGGTAGTTTCTGTTCGTTCATCTTTTTTCTCCTTCATACATTTGTCGTTAATGTCACACCATACGATGTGTTCGCACCTACAAATTTTGTCCTCCGGCTTGTTAGACTTTTGGACAAAAAACTTAAATATATTCATCGCACAACCCCCTCCAATCGGTCTGCAACTAATTTAGCATAGCCGGCGATGTCAACCCACGAATCGGCGTAATTCGGATCGCCGTTTAAGATGCGCGCAATCTTATGCACGATCATCTCAAGGGCTTCCTTCTGGTCTGGGGCAAGCCGCGCCCATCCTTCTTCTTGTTTCATCATGTCTTTTATCGTCTGCGAGATACTCGCATGATCCTTAAATAGACCGTAGCGCTTACCGCGCTCGGTCAGTATGGCGTCTACGCCTTTAATCGGATGCGCGTACCCTTGGGCGTAGTCGCGCGCCTGTTGCTCGCGTACGATGTCGGCAAGCGTTTCAATGTTCTTCATGGCTGTCGTGCCTCATTCATAATCTCGATACGTTCGCGGTCTGCGCGTAGCGCCGTGTAGCGCTGGTGCAACCGCTTTAGTATAGATGAGCGCCGTGCCGTTGCACGCTCTTCGTTCAGTAGCTCTAAGACGTCACGCTCGCTTAGGCTATGCAGTTCGTTATTTAGGCTGCGCCAAGTTTTCAATTTTTTGCTCCAAGTCCGCAATGCGTGAGGTGACGTTAAATAATGCGCGCTGGACAGCGTTAGCCTGGCGCTGCCGGATGGTTAGCTCAACCTTTGCTGCTTTGAGCTTGGCTTTGTAGAGTTCTAATCGTTTCATCATATTCCTTAATCATTTGTGCAATTTCAAGTTGTTCTTGCTGGGTAATCAATCCGGTGTTTAATATCTCAATCGCCCTTTCTAGCGTCATGTGTTGCGCTCCCGTAACTTGGCTTCTATCTCACGGGCAACGCCGCTACCGCTCAAGCGTTTGTCATACATTGCAATTTCCTCTTCAGTCAACCCTACCCATTGACGCTGTGCAACATATGTTTGTGTGTCATCGTCATCATTGTTCATGTGCGCTTCTCAATGTTGTAAAACCAATCGTCCCCCGCAGACCATTTGCGGGTGCCATCCACCGTCCAGATGTTGCGGGCAGCTTGAAAGTCAGGGAATTTTGTCTCAGCGGGAATCAGCGACTGGTCATACCACAAGCACCGGTTGTTGGGTTGACAAGCAAACTGCCCATTGTCTAACCGTATCCAGTTAAAACTTTTATGTTCTTCAGCTTGCTCTGTGAACCCAGTGTCAACCTCTAGCCCGTCAGCGCAAAAGTCTACGGTGAACAAGTATGTGCCAAAGTGCCATTGCTTGTTTTTACCTAAAAATTTCACTTCAAGGTTACGCAAACCAATCTTTTCAATGACCGTAAACTTGTAACCCATGCAATCCCACAACTGAAGCGTGTCGATGGGCAACATGGCGGGGGCGTTTGTATGCCAGACATAGGCGTGTATAGGTAACTTGTCGTAAAGCGCACCGTAAGCTGGTAACAGGCTTTCAATGCGAAACACTTGTCCACGCAGAGCTTTCAAACTTACCCAAATTGCAGGCTCAAACTCGCCGTGACCTTTCTCAAAGTTATACAAAAACTCACGCCGCACAAAACACTTAATCGGCGGCAGTGACGCAACGATGTAACTCATTTCAACGCCTCCATAGCAATGTCAGACACGGCGCGCTTGTTGTGCAGCGCCGCCCAAATTTTCTCATCAACGGTTTTGTTGGTGAGCAGTACATAAACCCACACGTCATGCTTCTGGCCCGAGCGGTGCAGACGCCCTACGGTTTGTTCGAACAATTCAAGACTCCAAGGCAGTGACAGAAAGACCATCCGGCAACCGCCGTGTTGCAAGTTAAGCCCATGTCCGGCTGACTTGGGGTGGACAAGAAGCAACTCCACTTCTCCCTTATTCCAGCGCTCGATTGCCCTAGGTTGATCCAAGGTGACGGCAAATTTAAATCGCCGTTGTAACTCGGCGAGTTCTTCCTTGTACGTGTACGCAATAATTGTGTTTGCTCGTTGATTTTCATTTATTAAATCCTCTAGTTGGTCAAATTTATGTTTACTAAACCAGATAGGCGTCTGTGTCGTCACAAACTTGCCTGGTGCTAACGGGTTGGGTTTGACTGACGTGTCATACACAAACCCCGACGCCATCTGTTGCAGCTTGCCTGTCACGACTGCGGCGTTCACAGCCTCGATCTGCGTATCGCCATACTGCAACACAAAATCTTTTTTCATTTGGTTGTACTCGGTCATCGGCATATCGCAGCGCAGCTCGACCGTGTGACAGGGCGGCAACTTGTCTGCGTACTCACCAGGCTCAAGCAGATAGGTCGCTGGGCGAATGACGTCCATAACCATCTTAAGCGAACCTGGGCGAGGCGCCCACTCGCCATACTCGGGGTTCATCAGCACAAAGTACTTCTGCATGAACGCGCCCTTGCTGCGCCCGAGTAACGATTGATCGACAATCTTGCACTGGCCGAACACGTCTTCTAGGCCGTTCGAGGTAAACGATCCGGTCAAGCCCCAACGAATACGCATCTTGTCGATGATCTTAAAGAGCGCCTTGAACCGTGCGCCTGACGGGTTCTTCAAGCGTGTCAGTTCGTCAAACACTACGCCATCAAAGTCCAACTCTTGCTTGGCTAACCATTGCAGATTGTCGTAGTTGGTGACAACCACATTGGCCGTAAGTGCTGCTAACCGTTGTTTAGGTGTGCCGACCGCCACCGCAATGTTAAGCTTAGGCGCCCATTTAGGCGCTTCGACCGGCCAGACGTCGGTCGCCACACGCTTAGGCGCCAACACCAGCCACCGGTGCACGACGCCCTTGTCAAGCGCGTCTTGCATGGCGGTGAGCGTGATGGCTGTCTTACCCGCGCCCACGGGCGCTAACACCATTGCACGGTCATGCGCGTACAAAAAGTCAGCGGCTTCGTTCTGGTAGGGTCTTAATGAAATCATCAATCTGTTCCTTAGTCCATAGACAACTGTAGTTTTGTTTAAGTCTTACCATTTCCGCGGCGAATAACTTTTGGAGTGGTGAAAGCCTGCCACCCTTGGTCTTTAGCTCCACGAACCACGTCTGCCCATCGGGCAGGCACGCTATTCGATCGGCGACGCCCCGATGCGATGGCGATGTGAACTTGTAAGTGATGCCACCGACCATTTCGACCGACCATTTGAAGTACGCCTCGATTTCTGATTCACGCATAAAAAGTATTTGACAACAAAAACAAAATGATGTCAAATACAATTTCACAAACAGGAGATTACAGTATGAACACACCCGCCTTCCCCACTTGGTCTGCTAAGGATGTCGTCCAAGGCATGACACTACGCGATTACTTTGCTGCTGCGGCTATGCAAGGGTATTTAACGCAAAACAACATCCATAATTGGGCACAAATCGCCAGCGATTCATATTCGATCGCCGATGTAATGATGGAGGCACGCAATGTTGCATAGTTCAATCGTAGGCGGCTCGACCGCCAAGCGCGTCATGGCGTGCCCCGCCTCTGTTAACTTATGCGCCAAGATGCCGCCTAAGCCATCTAGCGTACACGCTGACCGTGGCACGCTACTGCATGACGCTATTGCTATGCTCTTAGACGGTAAAGTCGAGCGCGTAATCGGCATGGAATACAATGGAATCATACTCACGCAGGAGCTTTACGATGACAAGATTGCCGTTGCACTTGCTGCACTTGACGAGATCGATCCTGACAAGCGTATGGAGTTTGCTGTGGAGAGCCGCGTGGGTTTTGGCGATCTCCTGCCTGGGGTGTTTGGCTCTGCTGATCTGCTTGGCCGCATTGGTAATCGGGCCATTGTTTTGGATTGGAAGTTTGGTGATGGTGTGGTGGTTGATGCAGTAGAGAACGCCCAAGGGATGTTCTACTCAGCCGCCGCCATGCGTACGCCTGACACGCAATGGGTGTTTGACGGCGCAACCGAAATTGAAATCATTATTGTGCAGCCCCCTATGACGCGTCGTTGGGTCACAACACCCGAGCGCATTAAACAGTTTGAGGCCGAGTTAGTTGCTGCCGTTAAGCAATCGCAAAAAGATGATGCGGCCTTTAACGCCGGCGACCACTGCCGTTGGTGTGCGGCCAAGCCCGTGTGCCCCAAGATGACAGGCGAAGTTGATCGTTTTATGAAGACAAGCTTGCAGACCATTGACGCAACACAGATTGGTCATTACTTGCAACAAGCCGATCAGATTGAAGACTTCATTAAGTCTGTGCGTGAGATGGCGTTTACCATGCTTGAGAACGATGTCCCAGTGTCTGGCTACAAGTTGGTTGCCAAGCGTGGCACACGTCAATGGGCGAACGAAGATGACGCAATAAAATTTTTAGGTGACAAAGCTTTTGAAAGTAAGCTAATATCTGTCGCTCAAGCCGAGAAGTTGGTCGGCAAAAAGAATTTCCCGCAGGAACTGGCTGTATCGGTTTCATCGGGCAATACGCTGGCAAACGAGGATGATCCTCGCCCAGCAATCTTGAACCTCTCAAAGGTTCTATCTAAACTTAAGGTAATCTAAAATGTCTAATATCGCAACTTTTAAATCCGCAAACCTCCCCGCTGTTTCGTCACTCTCTCAGTCGCTGCGCGCGCTTGAGCAAGACGTGGGCACGCCTGGCTCGGTCATCATTAAGATGGACAAGACAGGCCATTGGGTATTTGGTGCAGACCAGACCGAAGCCGAAGACGACGCTCGTTGGGCGATCAATCCTTTCTCATTTGTTCACGGCTTTATTGCTTGGGGCGAGGGTGAAGTTCTCGGCGAAAAAATGGTGTCGGTGTCCGAGCCGTTGCCTGAGCTTGACACACCACCACCAAACGCCAAGCGCGGCTGGGAAACGCAAGTCGGTATGTCGCTTAAGTGTGTCTCCGGCGAAGACGAAGGGATGGAAGCGCGTTACACCGTGACCTCCGTTGGCGGTAAGCGCTCGGTGCAAGCGTTGGCGGTCGAAATCGCAAACCAAGTTGATGTTGACCAAAGCAAGCCTGTGCCTGTGGTGTTGCTCAAAAAGGAACACTATCAGCATAAGAGCTATGGCCGCATCTACACGCCAGTCTTTGAGATTGTCGAGTGGGTTGGCATGGATGGCGCAGCGCCTGAAGTTGAGCCTGACACCTCGCCCGTAGCATCGGCTGTTGAAGCAGCACCAACTCGTCGCCGTCGCGGCGCCTAAAGGTTAGGGGCGGTTAGGCAAGCATTCAAGGATGTCGTAAGTGCGTGTTTTTCTTGCCTTCCCGCGCACAGTTAGTAACGACTAAATTGACGCCCCGCCTACACAATATGATTCTCTGGATTGATTTTGAAACCCGTAGCCATTGCGACCTAAAGAAGCACGGCGTCTACAACTACGCGCAGGACGGTACAACCGAAGTGTTGTGTATGTCTTACGCGTTTGACGATGAAGATGTGCAGACGTGGACGTCCGGTCCATTCCCCGAACGCGTACGCGACCACAAGGGCATGATTTACGCGCACAACGCAGCCTTTGAGCGTTTAATTTTTTGGTATGTGTTGCAGATTGATTTTAAGCTTGAGCAGTTCTTTTGTACCGCTGCCCAAGCCCGCGCTAACTGCGCGCCTGGTTCGCTTGAGGACGTGGGGCGCTTTGCAGGCGCAAGCATGAAAAAGGATCACCGTGGCGCGCAACTTATCCGTGCGTTGTGCGTGCCGCCGTTTAAGGACGACCCTGCACTCATGCAGGAGCTAATAGAATATTGTGAGCAAGACGTGCGCGCCATGCGTGCGATTTCAAAAGGTCTGCGCACGTTGTCGGCAATTGAACTGGAGGATTACCATGTCAACGAAAGAATCAACGACCGCGGCGTCTTGGTGGACGTGCCTTTGTGCACAGCAGCCGTTGGATATTCCGAACGTGAAATCGAAGACATACAGTCCATTGTCCGAGAATCAACCAATGGAGAAATCACGTCGGTCCGCAGTCCGAAGATGCGCGAGTGGGTCAAAGAAAAAGTCGGCCCGCAAGCCCTAAAACTAATGGAGGTTGAAGATGGTAAGTACAGCATTGACAAGACAGTCCGCGCAAACCTTCTCGCGATGGACGACCCCGAAGAAGTACCGCCCAACGTCGCTGAAGTTATCCAGGCGGCCGACGATCTATGGGCGAGCTCGGTTGCTAAGTTCGCCCGCCTTAAAGACTTGGCGGACGTCGAGGATCACCGCGTTAGAGGCGCTTTTGTCTTCGCTGGCGGATCAGCTACTGGACGAGCTTCTAGCTACGGCGCCCAAGTCCACAACTTCACGCGAAAGTGCGCCGCTGAACCAGACTTGGTTAGGACAAGCATGGTTCGAGGACACTCCATCGTTCCCCAGTTTGGCAAAAGGATCACAGACGTCCTCAAGGGAATGCTTAGGCCGGCAATCATACCCGCTAAAGGAAAAGCCCTAATAGCGGCCGACTGGTCATCTATTGAAGCGCGCATGACCCCGTGGTTGTCCAATTGCGTGGCCGGCGATGCCAAGCTTGAATTGTTTGCGCGCGGCGAAGATGTTTATAAAGTCAACGCTGCCGTAACCTTTAATGTGCCAGTGTCCGAGGTCAACAAGGATCAACGCCAGATTGGAAAGGTTCAGGAACTTGCTTGCGGGTTTGCCGGTGGCGTGGGCGCTTTTGCAGCAATGGGACGCGCCTATGGTATTCACTTACCCGAGTCAGATGCGCGGCGCATGGTGGACGCTTGGCGGCGTGCTAATTCGTGGTCTGTACCCTATTGGTCAAAGCTTGAGCACGCCTATACGGCCGCCATGCGGCACAAGGGGCATGAGTTTAGCGCGGGGCGTGTGACGTACCTGTTCGATGGTGTCCATCTATGGTACGCTTTACCTTCGGGACGCGTCCTGTGTTACCCGTTTGCCAAAATCGAAGAAGAAGGTATCACTTATGCCAAAGCCGCTTGGAAACCCGCCGCCGACGCCCGAGAATGGCCACGCGCAAGACTCTGGAAGGGACTTGCTTGCGAGAATATCACCCAAGCCGCTGCCAATGACGTGCTCCGATCCGCGCTACTACAACTCGACGATGTCGTTCTTCACGTCCACGACGAAATCGTCATCGAATCCGCAGACCCCGAGCGCGCCCGCATCGAACTTGAGCGGGTGATGTGTACGCCGCCGGCTTGGGCAACTGGCCTACCCTTGGCTGTCGAGGCGAATATTATGCAAAGATACGGTAAGTAAAAAAAAGACCACCGGCGAGGGTGGTCTAAACATCTAGGAGTATTACTATGAACTTTTTTGAGTATATTACAAAATTAGCCCCTGAGGGCGAAACCGTCTTATTTGTGCGACAAAAGCCGCAGCTAAAGGATGGCGCCTACCAATTCCACGCCGATGGCGCGATGAAGTGCACTTGGCCAGCCTCACTGCCCGAGAAGTACAACGGCAAGGGTGCGTGGTACGCCAATACGGCTATGTTTATCGTGAGCCGTTTTAAAGATGGGCACCCGTCTGCGTCCATCGCCAACTGCGAGCGTGTCGGCTTTTTAGTGCTAGATGATGTCGGCACTAAATCCAAGCTGCCTCCGATCGAGCCCACTTGGAAAATCGAAACCTCCCCCGACAATTACCAGTGGGGCTACACCTTTGCGTTGGACGATCACCCGACCGTTGACGAATTCACCGCCGCTATCAAGGCGATTGCAGAGGCCGGCTACACCGACCCAGGGGCTACGAACGCCGTGCGCAATTTCCGGCTTCCTGAGTCGGTTAACTTAAAGCCTGGGCGCGACAATTTTGCCGCACGTTTAACCGAGTTTCACCCCGAGCGTGAGTTTAGCCTCGCCCAGATATGTGAGGCGTTAGAAGTCACCCCCGCCCCGATCGAGAACGCACGCTTTACACCCATACGCGTCGCAGACGATGGTAATGATGATGTCGTGATCTGGCTAAGCTCGAATAAACTTGTGCTCTCACGCCCCAACCCCGAGGGTTGGATGGGGGTAGTGTGCCCCAACAACGCCGAGCATACCGACGGTAACCCCGAGGGTCGTTACAACCCCTCAATGCGCGCCTACTGCTGTCTGCACTCGCATTGCCTAGACTTTGACTCGCAGACCTACCTAAACTGGGTAGCCGACCAAGGCGGTCCCGAGCACGCCCCAGGCCTTAGAGACGAATTGCTCGCTTCCATGATGACGGGTGCGCTATCCAAATTGCAACCCACCGAGGCCTTCCCCGACCGTGCCGCTGAGATTATTGCGCAAGTCGAGCGCAAACAGCTTGGGCGCCTTGAAAAGGCCGAGTGGTTTACCCGTTTTGCTTACATCCAGAACGACGACAGTTATTTTGATATGGTCGAGCGCCGCGAAGTGTCACGCTCAAGCTTTAACGCGATTTTTCGTCATATAGACTGCAAGAGTATCAACAACGCCAAGCGCCGTATTGAAGCTTCCGTATCATTTGACGAAAACCGAAACCAGTGCGGCGCCCCCTCCCTTGTAGGTGTCACCTACGCCGCGGGCGATAACGTGATCGTCGAGCGCAACGGCCTAACCTACGGTAACCGGTGGCGTGATTTGCGCCCTGCGGCCGCCGCGGCCGATGTCACCCCGTGGCTCGAGCACTGTAAGCGCTTGGTGCCCGACCCCGCCGAGCTCAAGCATATATTCGATGTAATGGCCTTTACCCTACGCAACCCTAAGATCAAGCTTAATCACGCCGTGCTGCATGGCGGGCACCAGGGCTCGGGCAAGGACTCAATGTGGGCGCCCTTGTTTTGGGGTATCCGTGGCGTTAATGATGAGAACGTGCGAATTATGACGGCCGCGCAGTTGTTTAGCCAATTCCATTACCAATTAGAAACCGAAATCCTAGTCTTAAACGAATTACGCGAGCCCGAGGCGCGCGAGCGCCGAGCGCTTGCCAATATGCTTAAGCCCATAATTGCAGCACCCCCCGACACCCTGACGGTCAATCGCAAGGGTTTGCACCCCTTCGATATGCCAAACCGCTTGTTTGTACTGGCCTTTTCGAACGACAGGGTAAGCATTACCCTAGACTCGGACGACCGCCGGTGGTTTTGCGTGTGGTCTAACGCCCCCAAGATGGAACCTGAGGAAAGCGCGCGCCTGTGGGCATGGTATGGCGCCGGCGGGTTGGCCGCGTGCACTGCGTGGCTTTATGCGCGTGACGTGAGCGCTTTTAATCCGGCCGCATCGCCCCCTGTAACTGACTTTAAGCGCAGCATGATTGAACAGGGTATGAGTAGCGCCGAGGCGTGGCTATACTCGCAGATATGCGAGCGCCAAGGCGAATTTGCCCGCGGCGTGATAGCAGGACCCTTTCAGGCGATTTGCGCGCGCCTAGCGGGCTCGGCGCCCTTGGGTGTAAAGACACCGCCGGCCGCGCTTATGCACGCGTTACAGGAGGCCGAGTGGATAGACTGCGGACGGGTAATGTCAACGGAATTGACGACTAAAAAGCATATATTCGCGGCGCCCGATATGGCGCGACAGTACACTAAGTCCGATTTGCGGCGGATGGTGGAGACACCACCACCCCCTAAGATAGTCAAGACGGCCTGATTACAGGTCGAAAGTCAGAATCATTAGAATGACTATTGCGGCCGCGATTAGTGAATAGGTCATAACGGCAGTAACCCCTTAAATAGGGGGTGCACGTTATCCCAATACGCGCCGATATCGCGCGGATATAGCGGGCGCAGGGTCCCGCTTTCGTCCATTGAGCGCGCGTAGACGTACCCGCTTTTCTGGTCGTATGAGTCAACGGTATACGGCCGATTTTTAACGTGCACGACGTCGCCATGCTCTACCGGCCGGCCATTAGTGTATTTAATCATTCCATCACCTCATTTTGTTTACGAACCTCTGCAATGGCTTTTTGTGCATTTGTCAGGGTTTCTAAATCATGTTCGTGGCTATCATTTGATGGCTCTTGTTCGTCAACAAAATACTCTGCAAGGGTCAATGCAAATTCGATTGCTTGAAATTGCTCTTTCGTAATATTCATTCTGTCACCTCAGCTATGCGATAGTCTTCAGGGTTATAACTGTCAATATGCTTTTCTTTATACGCTTGTTTTAACTCGGATAAATAAAGGTCGAGCTCCTCTTGCGCCTCTTTAAGCGTGTTAAACGCGAGCGGGTACCCGTCTTCATCGGTCGAGCAATTTACCCAGCCGGTCACGAACGTATCGGTTTCAATTACGTACTTAATCATTTTGTGAGCTCCAATAGTTGTACTTCAATATCGCAAATTAGCGCGTTATAAGCTTCGCTGTCGTCGTCTAACCCTTGCGATAGCCTATATTCATCAATTACGCGCAGCGCGGCGCTTATGGCCGCTATATCGCTTTTAGGCGGAGGGTTTTCTTTTATTGATGCATAGCCCTGCGCGTAAGCTTCGCGCGCAGTGGCGCCGAATATATTCATTAAAGGTTTACCCTGTAACGCATCGCGCCGGCCTTGGCGCCTAGCAATGGCCTGTTTTATCTCAGAAGTATTCATGCTTTAGGCTCCAATACGATTTTTAGAAATTGAATAACCTTATCAGCGTCGAATTCGGACGAATCAGGGTTTGTGAGTAAATCTAGCGCGCGCTCGCAGCCTAAACGGAAGGCCGCGTATTGTGCAAGTAATTCCAATTGGTGGTTAGTCATGTTCGGCCCCTTAAATAGTGCAACAACCACAGCATGGCGCATCGATGCACCGGCCGCGCGCGTTACGATAGAACGTGCGGGCCTTGTCGCCGTCAAATAGCGTTATGCTTTCCGATCGATTCTCGGCCACTAGCACGGCCTTTTTTGTGGCCCTGCTATAGTCGATCAAGTCGCCGGCGCTAAACGGCCGGCCCGTGGCCGAGCATACGCCGGCGTATTTCGCATTCATTCTCATTTTGAATAGTCCTTAAGGTTAGCTATTGCAAGCGCGGCCGTGCGGCCGTAAGCGTTATTACCCCATCGATCAGTAGCGCGATAATACGGCTCAAAATAACCGCCGTATTCGTTACCTTGAGGAAAATACAAGTCGTTTAGCCTAGTAATAATCATTTTGCAGTGCTCCGATAGAATTTAATGGCCGCCTCGGCCTTTTTAGTACCCGTACCATGCGCGGGAAAACCGATAACGGCCTTACGGTCCTCAATAGCGCACAAACCGCACGTTTTGCACGTCACATCGTCTCGGATAGTGGCCGGACAAATAACCACACGTCGGCCGGCCGGCGTCGTCGTGTTTTCGGTTTGGGTAGAATCTAGCACGACGACGACGGGCCCGATCTCGAGATCCGCAAGCGCGTCGGCGTGCTCTAGCGTGTTAGCGCTTAAATTGACGGTAAAACCCCAATCGTTGCAGCCCTTAATATATTTCGCATTGTCGCCAAGTGTAGGGTCGCAATGGGTATAGGCAATAACGCGCTTACCCATATTGGCCTGTACTAGGTGCCCAAGCGCTTCGCCGTCTATATGGCCGGCCTGATTAGGTAAGTCGCCGGCTTGGCCATATCGCCATAACGTGCCGGCCGGTAGCGCTTCAATAGCATTACAAAACGTAGGCCAGTCAGTGCCGGCCGTGCCATTGTCGACGCGGTTCCAGAGAAAATTCAGGCCGTAATTTTCAGCATAGCAACCGGCCTTTTTAAACGGGCACACGTCGGGGCACGTTTTGCGCGACGTCGTGCTAACGGGTATCGGTCCCGTTTTGGCGTTAGTGCTTTTAGGCGTGAGATGGACTTGGTATTGATTAACGCAAGAGTACTTAGTCATAGTAAGATTACCTTAGTTTAGATTAACGTGCTAATTCAGTGACAAACCAGTCAACAAAAAACAGGATCTCAGCGGTAATGAAAACAAAACAAAAAACATTCAGGAATTTGCGTGTCATAGTAGGACTCCAAAGTGTGGCCGCTTGCGCGGCCGTTTAAGTTTAGATAATGAAATGAGGGTTAGACGTGAGCTCGTATGCGAGCGCTAATTTCAAAAGCGCGTCTTGTTGCGAGCGCTTGAGCGCTGCGCGGTACAGGCCGGAAATCACGCGCGCGGCGCTGTCGTTGTTGCCGCTGTTAGCGTGTTTGAGGGCCATTGCTACAATCTTGAATTGCTGTTTGTTTAGCATTTTTTGAGCTCCAATTAGTTAACCAACAACTGCAGTGTAAACTAATGTTTTACAGTTTGCAAGCTTATATACAATAATTATTTGCATCACAAACTGTAAAGCAATAGTTTGCGTCTATGCTATGAATAAGCGCGAAATAGTCACGGTCTAAGCCATCGGAAAGCCGCATAAATAAACGATCTAAGTCATATAGTCACGTTTTGGAGGAAAAGTAAAAATTTTAATCTTACACTGTATGGATATACAGTAGTTTATAGGATAAGGGAGCGCACGCGGTTTGGCCAGCGATTTCTCCGGCATGACTATATCGCTTAGATGACTATATCTTGCCAATTTGACAAGTATTATTTTAAGCATAAACTCACTAAGTCTTAGTCTTTATGCTCACTAAGTCTTAGTATTGTGCTCACTAAGTCTTAGTGCCTGGGCTCACTAAGTCTTAGTATTGTGTTCGGTTTGGCCGTCAATTTTGCGGCCGTGACTATATCGCTTAGAACGCTGTACTCACTAAGTCTTAGTGCATTGTGCAGTGCAGCATTGTGCAGTGCAGCATTGTGCAGTGCAGCATTACTCACTAAGTCTTAGTGGCATTGTGCAGTGCACAAACACTAAGCAAACCTTAGGCCAGGAGCTGCAAGCAAAAAGCTAAAAAATCCTTGATGGGGGGGGTAGGGCCCTGGCCGACAGGTCCTAGTTTACGCAGGGTCTGCTAACAATTTTTTTTTATTTGCAAAACGGGAAACCGGTCTATATACTGACAACCATGTTCGAATCCTTCCCGCTCTCCATCCGGCAAATCAAAGCCACAGAGTCGCGCTTAAAGGCGATCTACGACGCCGCTAAGTTAGGACTCTCGGGCGACTCGTTGGCGCTTGCCGCTGGCATGTTACCGGCCGAATATCGGATATTGTGCCAGGTTGATCCGGTGGCCGAGCACGCCGCGGTTAAAGGCAAAGCGGATGGCGAGCGCGAGATGTCGATGGTGCTGCACGACGCCGCACGTAATGGTGACGCTAAGGCGGCACTTGAGATACTCAAGCACAAGCACGATTGGGTCGCCAAGCAACAGATCAATGTAGATGTTGAACAGCGCATCAGCGTCATCGCCGCGCTTGAACAGGGCGAGAAGCGTGTGATAGACATTACGCACTTACAGGACGACACACTTGCAGACAACAATATACTCAGCGCAGGACGAACAAGAGTTAATGGCGAGGCTGTGGTCGCCCGCGATCAGAGATAACCCTTTAGCGTTTGTTGCGTTAGTATTCCCGTGGGGCGTCAAGGGTACGCCTCTGGAGCATTTCTCGGGGCCACGCAAATGGCAACGGGTGGTGCTCCAGCAGATCGGCGATCATATTGCGCAGAACAAGGGTAAGGTTGACTTTGACACGCTACGCCAATCGGTAAGCTCGGGGCGCGGTATTGGCAAGTCAGCACTTGTCAGTTGGATTACGATCTGGATGCTGTCCACCAGGATCGGCTCGACGACCATCATATCGGCAAACTCTGAGTCCCAGCTTAGGTCAGTCACTTGGGCGGAGATCACTAAATGGTTGGCGATGGCGATTAACAGCCATTGGTTTGAGGTGTCAGCCACCCGCCTCATGCCCGCCAAATGGTTAACGGAACTGGTTGAGCGCGACTTAAAGAAAGGCACACGCTACTGGTCGGTGGAAGGCAGACTCTGGTCGAGCGAGAATCCAGACGCGTACGCCGGTGTGCACAACTACGACGGCGTGATGGTGATCTTTGATGAGGCCTCGGGTATTGACGACGCCATCTGGGCGGTGACCTCTGGGTTCTTTACGGAAAACACACCGAACCGCTTCTGGTTGGCGTTTTCTAACCCTCGGCGTAACTCGGGCTACTTCTATGAGTGCTTTCACGCCAAGCGTGAGTTCTGGCGCACACAAGTCGTGGACGCGAGGACAGTCGAGGGTACGGACAAAGCGGTCTATCAGCAGATTATTGACGAATACGGGCCGGATTCAAGTCAGGCGCACGTAGAAGTCTATGGTGAGTTTCCGAACGCGAGCGATGATCAGTTCATCTCGGCGCAAACGGTGGATGATGCCATGAAGCGCCCCCGCTATAAGGATCAGTCTGCACCCATTGTGTTGGGTGTTGACCCCGCACGGTTCGGGGCGGATGCGACAGTGATCGCGGTCAGGCAAGGGCGCGACATTATTGACATCAAACGCTACCGCGGCGACGACACGATGACGGTGGTCGGCCACATTATCGAGGCGATCGAGGAATATTCACCCGCGATGGTCGTGATTGACGAGGGCGGCGTGGGCGGAGGGGTGGTTGATCGCTTAAAAGAGCAGCGCTACAAGATACGGGGTGTGAATTTTGGTAATAAATCTAAAAATCCGCTCATGTACGGCAACAAACGCGCTGAGATGTGGGGCTCGATGCGTGAATGGTTGAAGTCTGCGTCTATTCCGTCTGACAGAATGCTCAAAAGCGACCTGATTTCGCCCATGATGAAGCCTGACTCCAAAGGCACAATCTTTTTAGAGAGTAAGAAGGATATGCGGTCTCGTGGGTTGGCATCCCCTGACGCAGCGGATGCAATATGTGTCACGTTTGCGTTTCCGATGGCGCATCGTGAAACTGTTGACAAGACCCCACGCAGGGGGTATTCTGCGGGCGGAGTACTAACGTCATGGATGGGCGCGTAGATGGCGAAGAAAGGCGTATCGTTGTCAGTGGGACGGGGCGAAAAGCTATCTGTTAAGCAGGGCGCTGGACTGACCGCCAAAGGTCGTGAGAAATACAACGCCGCTACGGGTAGTAACTTAAAAGCCCCCGCACCCAACCCTAAAACTAAAGCCGACGCTGGCCGCAAGGCGTCATTTTGTGCCCGTATGGGCGGCGTAGTGGCTAACGCTAAGGGCGATGCGCCTAGAGCTAAAGCTGCGCTAAAAAGGTGGAATTGCAAATGAGCAAACCAGGTCTTTATAGCAATATTCATGCTAAACGTGAGCGAATTAAAGAAGGCTCAGGCGAAAAGATGCGCAAAGCGGGCTCCGCTGGTGCACCAACCGCTAAAGACTTTAAGCAGTCGGCTAAGACTGCGAAGAAGAAATAACATGCCACTCAAAAAATCTGCCTCTCCTGCCGCCTTCAGAGCTAATGTAAAGGCTGAAGTTAAGGCGGGCAAACCTATTAAGCAAGCGGTGGCCATAGCCTACGCTGTCAAACGTGAAGCGACAAAAAAGAAATGATTAAACCCTTGCAAGACATGATTGTGGTCAAACCCGATCCGGCTAAAAAGCACGATTTTCTGGTGTTGCCTGACGAAGACGTGCATACTGGTGTGGTGGTGTCGGCAGGACCAGGCAAGAAGTTGCCCAACGGTAATATTCGCCGTATGCTTGTAAATGCTGGTGATCATGTAATGTATAGCGGTACAATTGATTTAAAGCATGGCGATTATTTGCTCATGCGAGATAAAGACGTTATTGGGCTTGTATGAAAAAAGACAATCAAGACCTTCTCTCGACCGCACGCAATCGGCTAAAAATGGCCATTGCGGCATTTAGTGAATCTAGAGAAGACGAGCTAGACGACCTACGATTCTTTGCTGCAAGTCCAGACAATCAATATCAATGGCCAGCCGATGTGTTGCAAACCCGCGGTGCGGTGCAAGGCCAGACCATCAACGCACGTCCCTGCCTGACAATCAACAAGTTGCCACAGCACGTACGTGAAATCACCAACGATCAGCGCCAAAATCGTCCAAGCGGTAAAGTTATCCCCGTGGATGACAAGGCGGACGTCGAAGTAGCTGAGATTTTCAACGGTATGGTACGCCATATCGAATACCTGTCAGACGCTGATGTTGCGTACGACACCGCGTGTGAAAACCAAGTCGCTTATGGCGAAGGCTACATCCGACTGCTGACGGAGTACTGCGACGATGACAGTTTTAACCAAGATATTAAGATCGGTCGGATCCGCAATTCGTTTTCTGTTTATATGGACCCAACCATCCAAGACCCCTGTGGTGCGGACGCGAACTGGTGCTTCATCTGCGAAGACATCACCAAAGAAGAGTACGAGCGCCAGTTCCCCGACGCGCAGCCGCACTCCTCGCTCCAACAGCAAGGCGTCGGTGACCAATCCCTCTCCGCGTGGATCAACGAAGACACGGTCCGTATCGCGGAGTACTTCTACATCAAGCACGAAAAAGCCACGCTAAACCTGTATTACGGTAACGTCACAGCGTTTGCGGGCTCGGCAGAAGATGCTGAGATGGCAATGCGCGGCATGAAGCCGATTCGCTCGCGTATGGTGGACATCAAGAAAGTTAAGTGGTGCAAAATCAACGGTTTTGAGGTGCTTGAAGAGCAAGATTGGGCAGGCGCTTGGATTCCCGTTGTGCGCGTCATTGGTAACGAATTTGAGATTGACGGTCGTCTATACCTGTCGGGCATCGTGCGTAACGCCAAAGATGCACAGCGTATGTACAACTATTGGGTAAGCCAAGAAGCAGAAATGTTAGCTCTGGCACCCAAAGCACCGTTTATCGGATACGGTGGTCAGTTTGAAGGTTACGAGATGCAGTGGAAAACTGCAAACACGACCAACTGGCCGTACTTAGAGGTCAACCCAGACGTTACAGACGGCCAAGGCGGGGTTTTGCCACTGCCTCAGCGTGCGCTACCTCCGATGGCTCAAACGGGACTTATACAGGCCAAAATGGGCGCGTCTGACGACATTAAAGCGACCACAGGGCAGTATGACTCAAGCTTGGGTCAAGTGTCTAACGAGCGTTCGGGCAAAGCCATCTTGGCGCGCGAGCGTCAGACAGACCGTGGCACATACCACTACGTTGACAATTACGCCCGCGCTGTGCGCTACATTACGCGTCAGATTGTTGACCTGATACCTAAAATCTATGACACTGAGCGCATCGCGCGCATCATTGGTGAAGACGGCGAAGTAAACACCGTTAAGATCAACCCAATGCAACAAGAGCCGGTCAAGAAGATCGTTGATCAAGCCGGCATCGTGATAGAAAAAATCTATAACCCAGGCGTTGGTAAGTATGACGTCATGGTAACCACTGGCCCAAGCTACATGACCAAGCGTCAGGAAGCTCTGGAAGCAATGGCTCAACTGTTGCAAGGCAACCCACAACTGTGGGCAGTGGCCGGTGACTTGTTCATCAAGAACATGGATTGGCCTGGTGCACAAGAGATGGCCAAGCGGTTTGCTAAGACCATTGATCCTAAGCTTATGGAAGACGGCGACAAAGACCCAGCCCTCCAAGCTGCCGAGCAACAAATGCAAGGCATGGCTCAAGAAATGGAGCAAATGCACCAGATGCTTCAGAACGTGTCTAAGTCGATGGAAGCGCAAGACTTGGAGCGCAAGAACTACGAGGCGCAAATTAAAGCGTTTGACGCTGAAACTAAACGTATCTCGGCAGTTCAAGCCGGTATGACTTTTGAACAAATTCAAGACATTGTGCAAGGCACCATTGCCGCAGCACTAGATACCGGTGATCTAATTGGCGGCGCGCCAGAGCGTCAATCGTTTGAAATGCCGATGGAACAACCCATGATGCCTCCGCCAGAACAACCCATGATGCCACCTGAAGGGATGCCACCACAATGAAATGCGCTGAATTTATCGGGATAATGTTTTTAGCACGCGATGTTACGCACAGCGTGCATCTGAACACGCGTTCGTACGCTAAACACAAAGCGCTACAAAAGTTCTACGAGAACATCATTGATCTGGCAGATCATTTTGCTGAAGTGTATCAAGGCAAGCATGGTTTAATTGGTCCAATCGGACTACAATCCGCTAAGAAGACTACGAATGTGCTTGAGTTTTTAGAGGCACAGGTCAAAGAAATTGAAAAATGCCGGTATGAAGTGTGCGACAAAGAAGATACGCCACTTCAGAATTTGATTGATGAAATTCTGGCGTTGTATTTTTCCACGCTGTATAAACTCAAATTTTTGGCATAGGACTTAATAATGGAACTTCTTAAACCTCTATCGAAAGCTGGCTTTCCTGGTGCGACAGCAGCGTACACGGGATCGGCCGGCAACACTAGCACATGGCAATCTGGTCCTCAAGGCGTGATTGTCTGGTCTACAACGCCCTCTTACGTCGAAGTTGGCGAAGGTGCTGTGGCTACCACTGCAAGCACACCAATCCCTGCCTTTACACCCATCCCGTTTGCCGTGCCTAATGGTACAGGCGCCCCTTGGCGTGTGAGTGCAATTCAAGTGTCTGAGAGTGGCTCGGTTTATTGCAAACCGGTTAACAAAGAATGAGTTTCGGTGTCGCACTACGAAATGGCGTAGCAATTGGGCTTGGCAGTATTGCCACGCTCTTTTCTGGCTATGGGCGTGATACAAACTCTGGTAATTTAGAAACAGAGGCTGGCTTGAACCTTGTACAAGAGGACGGCGGCTTCATACTGTTGGAATAATTATGGCTGACTTAAAAATCTCAGCGTTACCCCCCGCAACTACGCCAGTAGCCGGTTCGGAAGTTTTGCCGATCGTTCAATCTAGCTCGACTAAAAAAGTCAGCATTGCAGATTTGACGGCAGGGCGATCAGTCAGCGGAACAAGCTTTGTCCCAACTGGTGCTACTGTTCCAGCTAACGGGATGTTCTTGGGCGCGGCAAACTCGGTCAGTTTTGCAACCAACACAACCGAACACTGGATGATTAATGCGTCCGGAAACCTTAATCCTGTTGGGTCTAAAGGTATTGGTACATCGTTAGCACCAGTCGATGATGTTGTTTCAAATGGTTTTGAATTATCTGCAAACGGTATACTTACCGAAGCAACAACGGCTCGCACATTATCGGCTACCGATAACGGTAAAATCATTTATTGCACTAGCGGATCGGCAACAACAATTACTTGTGCGGCGGGATTGGGTGCGGGATTTAGCTGCACGATTATCCAAGGCGGTGCGGGTAAAGTAACGGTTGCCGCTGGCGGTCAAACGCTTGTATCGTATTCAAGTCTATTTAGCACGATGGGCCAGAGTGCGGTAATTAGTGCTATTTGCCCTGTTGCTAATACTTTCTTACTTGCTGGCAATTTGGGAGTTTAAGATGACGGTTACATTGTCCATTTTTGCAGGGGTTGGCGCACAACTATTTGACAATAATGGTATTCCGTTGGCAGGTGGTAAGTTGTTTACTTACGCAGCGGGAACAACAACGCCTCTTGCGTCTTACACATCCTCAACGGGTCTTATTGCTCATACAAACCCCATTATTCTTGACTCTGCG